AAGCGGGGCTGTTATGCTAGCTAAATCAAGTCAAACCGCTTAACTTCAGTAAAACAGTTTCGGTGGGTTCTGTAAAAACTCACCACCTTCAAATCAACACATTGCAGCGAGGGCACAGGGTGTTTAACATACTACCAGACTTCGACGCTGGGAAAGCGGTTACAAAATGTGAGCGACCTGGCCAGTGTGTTGATTTGAGGGTAAGCGACGGACTGATAAACCGATCCGCTGAGAACTCATAGAGAGGTGGCCACTTGAAATAAGCCATGAGAGACCGAGCAACCTGCTGACAATGTGGTGGCTCAAAAGAAGAGATAGTTTAACAGGTAAAACTGGAGTGTAAATTGAACACTGGTTAAAAGCCAACCAATGCAGGTTCGAGGTCTGCTCTCTTCGCCTTTCCACCTTCCGGCTCCTGCCAACCCGCGTCGAGGGGCGCTTGCCAGTCCGGACTCAGGAGGTGCTCACTGTTATTGAGGTGACAGTGAGCACCATCTTTTTCAACCAACATGGGTCTAACCCTTTTACCGACATGCCCGAAGAACCACAAGCCCCCGAGGAAATCGAATTCCAAATTGAAGAGCCACGCCTCTTTGACATCCTCCGCCACTACCCTGAACCCGTCACCTTTGAAATCCCAACAGGCGGTGCGACATCCCTCCGTGTTCGTCTCCGTCGTGCGCTTACCAACTTCATCACGCACCCAGACTGGCCCTCTTCCCTCGACCGCGTTCTCGCGCACAAAGTCCTCTCCTCCTACACCTTCGTTGCTGACGACAAACACCATGTCTATTGCGGCTTCCCGCGTCGCACCCGCATTCCTTCCATGGCCCCTGTCTCCGTGGAAATCCCCATCATCGAGACCGAGAACATTGAAGTCCTCAAAGCGGTTCTCCTTCTAAAAAACTACGACCACATCCCCATTCCCATCCGCGTTAAAACCGCTCTCCCCATTCATGAGATCAAAACTCCCTATGTCAACACCGAAATCGCCGAGTCAATCCTTGAAAACAACTACACCATCATCTAATGCAACCCCAGGTCCCCATCATCCACCCTATTGAGAGCTTAGAAAGCCCTTATCACAACCTTCCCAACAATGAGAAGACCCGTGTGCAGGCCGCTATCAGCACTGAAGACCTCCTCAAGCTGCGTTCCTTCTTCCCGCGCAAGGGTCTCGCCGATGCCATCATCAGCACGCTCTTAAGGGGCTTCCTTCTCCATCTCCAGTCCCTCAACCTCCAAGCCTCCCCGCAGAACTTCTACAAAAACGAACGCATCATCAACAAGCTTCTCCAACAATATGTCCCAGGAACTCACCACAACCGCATCAACTACTCCCTTAACGACACCGGAACCCCTGAACCCACCGTCCTTCCCCCAAGGTGAGCTACCTAAGTCCTTCAGCTCTGCTGTTTATTACGGCGTCCCGTTTGATGAGCTCCTTCAGAAGGACTTCACCACGATGACGCACAACGAACAGCGGGCGTACCTCGAAGGGATTCGCTCTGCCCGTGTGAACCCAGGTCATAAGAAGGTGGAGAAGAGCACCGGGAGTAAGAACAAAGGCAAAGGATCGGACACTAATAACCTGTTGAAAGGACTAGTATGACACCAGAACAGCAACGAGTTGCGATTGCGGAGGCGTGTGGGTGGAAGTTCCAACATCCATCACCAAACAATGGAAGTCCAGAGTGGTCTGAAATGAAATGTAACGCCATCCTATGCTGGGTTCGCCCTGGTGGAGGTAGCTGGCAGCTTGAGGAACTCCCCGACTACCTCAACGACCTCAACGCTATGCACGAGGCGGAGAAACTGTTGAAATCTGAACAGCACTTCACCTTTCAAGTAGAGCTTGCTCGTGTCATTAACACCACAACTTACCCGCTCAACTTCGCCCTGCTTCATGCCACCGCCACTCAACGCGCCGAAGCCTTCCTCCGAACCCTCAACCTCTGGACAGAATCATGATACAAACAATCTTAACCCATGCTGCGCTTCTTTTTAGTGGCTGTTGCATTGGAGCTATTTTTCAAGACGTGTATCCAACGAGCAACACACCGATTGCTTTAAGCTTTTTGTTGCTTTTACTCACCTTAGCCACTTTAGCCGGAACACGATTAGCATGAACCCACCCCCTTCCATCGACCTCGACCTCGGCGGCACACCGCTTGACTTCATGCTTGCCCATGCAGCAGCGGGTGAGGCCAACGCAGCACCTGCGCCCAAAGCCATCCGCAAGCTCTTCCACTGGACGGACGACCCTTCTTGCCCGCTCGTCCTAACCATGGACTGGTCATCCCTCGAATCTCTCCTCGCCTGCAATCGCAGTGCCGAATACAAGCTCGTCCACTCCCGTGGCACACACACCAAAAGTGCCCTCATCTTCGGTGCGGCTTTCCACTCCGCCCTTGAGTGCTTCTACAAACGCTCCCCTTCCGACACGATCGAATCCCTCCTCGAACTCGGCGGCCGTGCCATCCAGGCCGAATACGCCCTGAACTCCCACGTCATCATCGACGACTACCGCACAGCCGACTACTGCTTCTCCTGCTTCAGCATGTATCTCGGTGAGTATTTCAATGAAAGCATCACCCCTTATATCCACGAAGGCAAGCCGTTGGTGGAGTTCACGTTTGTGTATCCTGTCGGGATGACGGAGGTCCCCGCCGACGTGTTCGAGAAGTGGGGCTACGGCAAGCTTACCAATGACGCCGACAAAGAGCACGCGCATCGTATAGGCTACACGCCAGGGCATAAAGATATTCTTCCCCGCATTATTCCCTGCCGCATCGAATGGTCTGGCATCGTCGATGTCCTCATGCAAATGGGCGACGGCAAGACCCTCCGCGTTTGCGACCACAAAACCACCTCCATCCTCTCCGATGCTTTCTTCAACTCCTTCCAAGTCTCCATGCAACCCGTCGGCTACGTCGCCGCGATGCGAGCAGCCTTCCCTGACCTCAACATCAAAGGCTTCTACCTCAACTGTGCCGCCTGCCGCAAACCAACTAAAACCGGAATCGCTTATGAATCATACCGCCGCCCCTACGACTACACCGCCGAACAGTGCGAAGAGTGGCGTGAAGACCTTCTCGCTATCATCGGAGAGCTTCTTCACAACCTCACATCAAAGAACTTCCCAAAGAAGACTAACTGGTGCGCGGGGAAATATGGCGCATGCTGTTACCTTGACGTATGTTCCGCACCGGCTAGCCAAAGGGCTATGATCCTCGGGACGGGACTCTTCGCTGATAACACTTGGAAGCCTGGGACATGATCTCCTCCTCCCTCCCAGCCATCGCCTTCGCCGTCACCAAACGCGGCACCGCCAAAACCCCACTCTACCTCCACACCGCCGTCCTCTGCCAACAGCACTCCGAAGCCTCAATCTCCGCGCAGCCCAACAAACCCGCCCTCTCCCGTGCAATCTACAACCGTCTCTACCTCCCCATCCAAGACGAGATAGCCAAAATCGCCGGTTTAATCGACGTCAACCCAAGCGCTGCCAAGCTCCGGCTCAACCTCCTTCACCGCGACCTCATCAACCACACTACACTATGAAATCCTCCTCCTCCTTCACTATCTCTCTCCCCAACTCCATCCTCATCCTAGGCCGACCCGGCAGTGGCAAAACCACCCTTGCCCTCCAGTTCCCCAAGCCCTTCGTCCTGGACTGCGATCAGAACATGAAAGGCCCCGCGCGCTACCTCGCTGCCAAAAACGGTGCCCTCCCGTGGTTCAAATACGACACCCCTCTCACCGACAAACTCGGCGCACCCGCTTCCCGGCAAACCCGAATGGATCGCGTCAAAGAACTCCTTGACGAGGCCCTCGCCGATCCTGAGATCGAAACCATTATCGTCGACTCCCTCACCACCCTCATCGACTTCATCTTCGACAAAATCCGCGCTACCGCAACCGGAAACGGCGCTCCCAAATTCGGCGATGGTAAGAAAACCCAAGACGACCCCATGCGCATCCAAGACTGGGGCGTGTTCGCCAACGTCCTCAAGCAACTCATCTTCCAACTCAAAGCCTCCGGCAAACGCATCGTTTTCATCGGCCACATTTCCACCGACAAAGACGAGGTTTCCAAAATGATCCTCCACGCCATTGCCTGCCCAGGACAAATGGGTGACATCATCTCCGGTCTCTTTGAAGAAGTCTGGCAAACCGAGGTCAAAGCCTCCGGTGCTGAGACCTCTTTGAAGGCTGAATACAAAGTCCGCACTGTCGGCGACGCCCGCTCCGAAGCCCTCGGGCTGAAATCCGCCGGCGGGATTGGGGCTTACATCTCCGCCGACGCCCCTGCCATCATCGCGAAACTTCTTTCCTCTCCTGTGAAATGAAAGCCAGCACATATAAAGAATGCCCTTCCGAGGAAGTGCTTAATCGATTACTCGGCGAGCACCTCGGCTGGAAAGAGCTTGAAGTTTGGGAGTATAAAGAAGATGGTTATATTAAGATCCATATGCGAGGCCTAAAAGGAATCTCACCGCACAAGAGGCACGAAGGTCAAGGCAAAGTTATGCTGCTGTGCCCTAGTAAAAGCCTTGATGAAATGGTAGCTGTTAAAAACCTATTCACTCAAGAGCAGCGTCAGGAATACCTAAACCAATTAACCCAGGTAGTCACAGACGGCGACAGCGATGCAACCACCCTTGAAAGCGGTAGCACTCCGGTGGAACTAGTTTTTCCAACTTCCCAGCAAGAGGCCTTTGCGGCTTACCTCGTTCTAAAAGGAATAAACTATAAAAATTTCCAGCCATGAAACGCACCTGTCTCCTCACCTTCGACATCTCCGAATCCTCCGACATCGCCTCCTACGCCGACGAAGCCCTCTCCGTCCTCCAAGACGAAGGACTCCCAGCCATCACCTGCGTCCCCTGGGGCCAAGTCTCCGCGCAACCGGATGAAAACTTTGTCGGTCAAAGCCCTTTACCGACAGCCATCGACTCGCCTCAACCAGATGCGTTCACTTCACTAGCTCCAAGTGACCCTTGGCTGCCCTTGCCTTAACCCTTTCTGGCGGTAGACGCCAAACACAAAACAACAAAAACAAACAAACACACAAACAAACATCATGTCAGACACAAACAACATCCTCCCCCTCGACCTTGACTTCACCGGTGCAGACCTGTCCATGCCGCTCATCGCGCCTGGCAACCACCTGTGCCAGATCCACTCCGCGGAACTCGTCCCATCCAAGAAGACCCCAGACAGCTGGAATCTCCTGGTCGTGCTGAAGACCGTGGACGAAGCTGAAGATCCAAACGGCAAGCCTGTGCCCGCTGGGTTCCAGCTCCGTTCCTATCTCCAGGTCCCCGTCCCCGGCACGGAATACGGCGAAGGCGACAACAAGGCCATGTTCATCAAGAAGCTCACGCTGTTCCAAGTCGCCGTTGCTGGCCTCCCAGCTCCGAAGGGCGATACGGCTCCTGAAGTCCCGCGTTTCAACAATGTCTACATCGCCGAGCTCCCCGGGAAATACGTCGTTGCAATGACCAACAACAACAAGCAGAAGGTCAAAGACGGCGAAGAAGACTACGGCGTGAAGTCGCAGGTCGCTGGGTTCAAGGCGAACCTTCCTGAAGAGTAAACAATAACCTCCGCTGGCAGACCGGATAATGTCTGCCTCCTTTTTCCTATGAAGACCGCAGAATACGACGCAATAGTCCACTGGCTAGAGCGAAGGCTGGCTACTTATTCCAGCGTCGCTGCAACAAGTAATTTTGTCCGTCGTCCAGCCACTTCAGACCGAGTTCAGGCCGCGCAAGACACGTTTAATGGGCTTCTGCACGAAGCCAAAAGCGAACGCCAACTTTGTATCGAGCGCGGCGGCTATCTAGTCCTTCAGTTACCAGCAATCTTAATTTCCAACCAAGGTTAAACCAACTCCACTTCCCATGATCGCCCGCCTACAAAACATCGGTTACACCCCCATCTCATCCATCATCGTCGGAGAACGACTGCGCCGTCGTGATGCTAAATTCCAA